AGCAATTGAAGTTTTAGATGATACTGAGATTGAAAAAGTAGATTAATCTATTTATTTGTATATTTATAACAAAAATACAAACATAATGGCAGCAGAAAATTTTGATTTACAAGGCTGGATGAGGGAACAAAAACAAGGTCCTTTTAACCAAAAAGCACTACAAGAAAGTATTGGTGGATACGTAGATTTTACAAATTATAATTCTCTTTCAGAGGCAGAAGAAGAGGAAGAAGATATGATGGATATGGAAGATGATTGGAATAAACCAGAAGTAGATGATACTCCTGATGAAGAAACAATGCACGCTACGGCAATGAAGCAAGCTAAAAAGGCTGCTAAATCTATAAAAGGTTTAAACCCAGACAAAGACATTCAAGATTTACTTTACGGTACTGATGATGACGATCTTTATGAAGGTATGGGCATGAGTCCTGAAGCATTAGATAGAATGGAAGGCGTAGTAAACACTAAGCATTTACAAGCGTTTAAGCAGATTTTTAAATCATTAGTTGGTGATTGGATGAACGATGGCTTTGATCAAGAAGATATTGTTAATTATATTAGCGGTATTGGCGGATTCTCTACTTCACATCCTTTTATGAATCAAAGCGATGATTTAGAAGATGACTTGTCTAACGATGTTGCATACGGAACAGCTTTTGATTCAATGGATGACGATTTGTACTAAGAATAACTACAATCTAATACAGCATATATAAAAAAGAAAAAGAGCTCATTTGGGCTCTTTTTTTATGCTTATGATATAATATATCTAATAGGAATTATGCGCTAGATTTAAGCATCGGGAGCGCTAGGAATGACTGATTGGGTGTCTTTTCTATAGAATTTACCCAAAATATTATCATTAAAGCTTTCCACATGTAAAACTTTGTACTCAAACTGAAAATATGTCTCATAATATGACAATTCTTTTTTTGAGTAACAGACTCTTAGTATTTCTCTAATAAAATCTGACTTAGAACTTTGTTTTATGTCTTCGAGTAGAGTCTTTGAACTTCCGTAGTAGTTTTGCCAATCACTTTCTTTTACTACAAGTTTCTTTTTTGGGATTCTTCCTGGTTTACTCCATTCAGATTGCTCTTTTTTTGTGAGTAATTTATTGGTTTTTGATTCTAGACTCTTTTTACCAATATAAAATTTACCAGTTTTAGTGTTTGTAATCTTATATACAAATCCAATGGCGCCAGTGTTAAACTGGTCTATACTTAAAACCTCTTTACCTTCTAATAACCAATTCATAATCTTTGTTTATATTAAATATCGTACTTTACTACGAATGTAATGTCCGAATGTCCAGGGATAGCATAGGGAGTACCAAACTTTCCTACGATAAGTAATTCACCTTGATCATTATACAGTCCTATTGTAGTTGCAAATGGCATAAAATCTGATCCTGTAACATTATTGTTTAATTGTCCAAGACTGCCTGATTTTACAGCAGATGGATTCGTAGTGTAATTAAAATCATTTTCATTAACATGACATCTTATCTCTCTTTGGTAGATAGTAGATTCTGCCTGAAAAGACATTGTAAATGCGTTAGTGTTAGTTACTGGCATATTCTAATTGTATATTAACGCTTGCATAATTTATAGGGAAACTCCAACCATAAGATATATTTTTTAAACCAAATCTATATCTAACATCCGATCCACGTTCACCAGATGATCCTACTTTAGCAAAAACTCTTATTGGTGAAGATGAGCCATCTGTTCTAGTTACATCAGCTATATCGACTACTAAATTTTGTCCTGCATAAACAGGCGTTTGTATAAGATATGCATAAGTGTTATCAGAGACTACGTTTGCTATTGTTTTATCGAAAAAAATACTGCTTGGATTAGCCGCATCATATATTACTACTCTTGCTCCTGGATTTAAAGTTGTGTCAAAGTGATTAAATACTACTGATACACACTGTCTTACAATAGGCACTAATGCTATTTCTAATGTTGGTATAGAACCCGTATTTGTAGGCAGAAATATTGCTTCAGTTTCAAAATCACTAGTATCAGTAGCCGTATTCCATGCATATTGATTACTTTCAAAAAAATTAGTTCCTATGGGATTAACATTATCAAATATTATAGCGGCTGCAGCCGGTGCGCCAAAACCGGATGTACTTGAATTTTGTAAATTATCAAAAGTTGCAAAAATAGGAAATGTACCAGATGCATAATTAAGATCATACGCATTAAATCCAGATACAATACTATAATCAGTAGGACCAGGAATTCCGGCTGTTTTAAATCTACCGTATTCAGCTAATCTAATACTTGCGCTTACACTTCCACTAATATTTACAGTGTTATTAATATAAAAATTAAAATTACTGTAAAAAGGAGTAAAAACTGGAACGTATGTTGCATTTGTAATTATTACCATGCCTTGAGCATATAATATATTACCGACGTGAACATTAGAATTATCAAGGTCTATGATATTTCCATTACCATCATCTACTAAATGATATCCAAAATTATCAAAAGTAATATTAAAGCTTCTTCTACCAATTCTTTCTCCAAAAGCAGACATTGGAATAGATAATGTGGCTATAGTAGAATTACTAGCAGTAGGAAATACTCTAAAATCATTATCAAAAGTACCGCTTGCAGCAGTAGATTGAAGATTATCATTATACCCACTTCCACTATTTAATATAGAGCCAGTTATATAGCTCTTATAATACAGTTGTCTTGCAGAAGCATAATTAAGAAATTCCTGAGTAAAATTACCATCTGCATCTACTGGTGTATTAGTACCATGATACACAGATATTCCATAATTATCCATTGTATTAGAAGAATATGATTGCGAATACTTTAGCCTAATAGGCGTAGTAGTCACATCAGATCCTTTTAATGTATTCGAAGCTCGACCCATTTAATAATTTTAATTTTATAACCTATTTAATTTTTACCAATCTAACTTAACACGTATTAATGCCTCATGTGTGAAATCTTTCAATAAAGGCCTACTCATTTTAGCTACAGCCAATAGATCTCCATTGTTATTATAAAGACCAACTGTAGTTGGGAATGTTTGTGGACTATTAATCAATGTTGGGTAGATTAACTGGCCACTAGAACCTGATAAGAATGATGGGTTATTACTGTAATTATAGTCTTGGTTACCAACACGTACAAAGACATAGTTAGCAGATATTGTCTCTTGTGAATTTAATTGAAAACAGTTACCAGCTTTTAGCGCATTAAATACTGCATTATTAGTTAATGAAGAAGATGGTAATGTTCCATTGGCATAGCTAGTTCTATCATAGAAAAGATTTATTCCTCCAGAAGCTGCTGGTAGAGCCAATGCTCTTGGGTTTAAGATAATAGTTCCAATATCTGGTAAGAAGAATCCATAAGATCCAGATGGTGTATATCCTTTTGCCGCAGTTCCTACAGTTGCACTTGTTGGCTCACCATAAGATCCTGAAATAAGATTAAATACACGGCCAGCATCACTATATGTAATAGTTAGATTGTTATTTGTCGTATAAACACTATCATCAGTAAGATTAACCGTAGTACTACCAGAAGTTAAGACTAGTTTAAGAGTACCTGGAAATAGGCTTTCTTTATATCTATTTCTATCTATATTTATAGCAATCATTTCTCTAGCTGCCGTATTTCCAGCGCCAAAATTGAATAGCATAGTTTCATCTGCATACACAAGATTTCTATACTGTCCATAAGTAGTTCTAGAAGGGCTTTTTCCTGCAACTAAATTATTATATAATTGAGATCCTGAACCTAGTTCATTACCATAAGCAATAGAAAATTGCACTTGAGCAGATGATCCTGTTAAAGTTGAATCATATACATCTAAGTAAAACTGCGGAGCAGGAGATCCTGCAATTGATGAGGTGAACATATTAAGGCCGGTTAAAGTAGGAAGCCCTGTAGACCAAGCTGGAGCTACTACTGAATCTGAACTGACTACAAAATCAGTCGCGGCAAGTGTTGTATAAGACATACGTTATATTAAGTTTTTAATTAGCTTTGTGTTACTGTTACTGGAATTGTTACTCTTGCACCTGAATCTCTACCAACAACGGTAATAGTTGTAGAAAGAGTTGAAGTTGTGCTTGATCCAAATAGTGATTTAATTGTAGTAGCTGTTAGATTTAAAGTAGTTCCAATTACTGTTTTAGATTGGTTAGTTCCAATAGTTACAGTTGAATTTAAAGCAGCTGCGGCCGGTGTATTAATACCAATACCTGTAAAGCTTGACATTGTTCTAACATCACCAATAGTAAATTGATATCCAGATGTTTCAAAGAATGTACTAGATCCATTGTAGTTTGCTGTAGATGGAGTAATACTTAGTGGCTGTCCAATTACAATTCTAACATTTGTTGGTATAGAACTAATAACAGGAATAGCACCAGTACCTCTTGGAAGAGTTAAAAGTTTATACTTCATAATCTCTTGATCTTCTGGGTATGCTTGAATTATTGGCATAGCTTGTATTGCTTCACCATAAAAAGCTGAACCAGATGGATGCGTAGGATTATAAAGACTATAATCAATTTCATCATCAGCTAGACTGAATTGAGTTATTTGGAAAGATCCATCATTTCTTGCAAGAAGTTCTCTTCCTTTTTTTGTAAGGATGGCGTCGATCACCACCGATGTGCTATTTAAATAAGCCATTTTTTATTATTTCGTTTATGTTTATAAATATCTGAATATTGGATTATTAATAATCAAGAATCTGTGATTGTATTGATGATTGTAGTGTATTGATATTCTGTAAAATATATGGATCAATATCTTGTGGTACTAAAAATCCATATGATGTTTTACCAGCACGCTTAACTCCTTGTAATATTACTACAGATTCATCGGGTTGTTTTTTTATAAATGCTATTTTTTGATAATCATTAATATTTGCTGCTAATATGTATGGTGGCATATTTGGATAAACCTGTATTGATTTTTGAGTACCATCATCTATTATATCAATAACTCTTCTAGATATAGGATATACTTGAGGACCATCCATTCCTAAATCTTTTCCATTATAATATAATATTATAAAGTCTCCCGGTTCAATTTCAGTAGAATAATTAACATCTCCAAGTAATGGATATAATGAAGAAGTTATTTCTGGTACATATGTTGTAGATCCAGATATATTAAAATATACACTCATTGGTTTAGTTATTGGCAATATACTACTACTAGCAGAATAACTGGAGCTAAATAAGTTAAAAGCGCTATCATTAATAGGAATACAATAATTACCTTCTAAATTCGTCAGTTCGGTTGCACTATAAAATTCAAATGCGTTAACAAGTGATTGAGTATAGCCAGCTGGCCAGTCATTGATACCGTACGTCATCATTGTCCAATCTCTTATAACTACTTTAGTAAATATCCTATCATTTTTATTCAAATAGGTTGTAGTTGAAGCTTCTACTTTATATAAAGTAGGTTCAGAAGTACCCATTAATACTCCAGATGCTATAATAGTCCCCCCATCTAGATAACCAGATGCTGTATTTGGATTTTTGATTATGTATATATCTATACCAAATCCTGGAGGTGTCGCTGCTTTTGTTGTCCCTCTTGGTCCTGAAGGGGGAATAACAACGGTACTAAAACCAATATAAGGATAAAATTTAGAATATGTGTCATATACGCCGTCTTGAGGAACATTGTAATATGACCCAGTAATAAACCTAGTGCCAGGTGTTGAACCGACTACCTCATAATAATATGGTACTAGATTATTTCCTCCATTAACAGTACCATTTGCAACTAAGCTTAATTGATAATCATTAGCCGAAAAAGGAGAACTCGATTCTGAAGACCCCGTTGAAATAAATGGAAAATCTACGCCTATTGCAGTAATCTGCCTATTTATTATAGTTCCACTACGGCGAGATCTAAAAGAACTAAAACCTTGTTGACTTGATCCACTACTAGCAGCATAATTAGATCTATAACACTCCTGCGTATCGGCATTAGATCTATACCAATATGGTTGATAAGAGTATCCACTCTCTACTACTTTAAATTGTTTATCTAAATAATATTGATTACTAAACTGTGTCGCATTAAACTGTTTAATAGTAGCAATGCTCTCTGGTTTATAGATATTTTGCATATAAACCCAGTTGTTATTTTGCAGATTCAAATCATTTAAACCACCTGATGTATCTGAAAAATAAGCCAGTTTAACCACCATTTGATCTGGGAAATATGAACTAGATTCTACATTTGTCAATAGACCAGTATAGCCAACATAATTATCAATAGCTGCATATCCAGGATATGAATCATCTCCTTTTGTAAATACATTATATTTTGCGCTTATACTTTTAGCGCCTTCATATTTTGAACGTAAAGCGCTTGTTCTATTATAGTTATATTCTTGGATTTCTACAGGAGTCCTACTTCCAGTATATGGCGTAGGATCTTCATAAAATCCGCAATAGGACAAAGAACCGGTTAGTATATTAACTCCTCCTCCTCCAGTGACAACTAAAGATCCACTTCTTACACATTTGTTTATGGGTATATTACAAAATCCGCCAAATGGGACATTACAAACTCCAGATCCACTTTCTTCTATTCCGGCGCATGTTATATACTTATATGTATATGCTCCTTCGGGCGTACCTAAATTATTTAAAAACTCACAATATTTAGTAAAATTACTAAGAGTATATGGAAATGGATAATTACAAAATCCATAATCAAAAATAGTATAATCTGATGGGGGAACTGGGGGTAGAAAAATACTTCCTATGCGTAAAGTATCTGGGTCTAGACAAACTGGAGATGTAATTGAACCATTTGAAACTGTTACAGTTCTACTTATGCCAGTACAATCTATATATGATATATCAAAAGATGATGTTAATGGTCCAATGTTATTTTCAACAGATATGTATTTACAATTTGCAACATATGGATAATTTGAAAATGCTGCGCCGCATATTCCGCCTTGTTCAACTACTAAAGAAGCAGTAGCCGCGTATAGAAAATTTAAAGTATTAGATTTTGCACAAATTTCTGCTTCTTGAGAACCGCTTAAAGTAATAACGTATGTTTCATTATTACAATCTTGATATGTGAAAGTTTCTAATGATGAAGATTGATTAAAAATAGTTAAATTATAACAATTAAGTCTATTACAATTTTGACATGAAGATTCAGATACTATGCTTGACATATTGACTGGTATGTCAATACCATAACTATATTCTGCATCTATAAATCTAGTAGATGTTACTGATTTATTAACATTATTATAAGTAGCACCATCATTATAAAATACAGTAGGTATTTCAATACTAGAAGTACATAGTCCAATTGATGTTTTTGGAATTAAAAAAATACCTAAAGTTATATCATATATACTTATAGTTGAGTTAGTACTGCATATATTAAATGTTGTATTTGTTGCAAGAATACCTGTATCTATTTGTTGTACAACTGAATTACAATTAGTATATGATCCTGTATATGCAGAACCCGATGGCAGTATAAATACAAAATTATTACATCCGGTTATTGGTCCTGAATGTGGTCCTGGATTAGTCATTGAAGAAGCTTCTATTTGACTAAAATCACCAGTAACTATATCTAAAGTACTACCTCCAAATTCGCCCGTGTATTTTTCCCAAGAGTAATCATTATTTATTTTAACTGGAATATAATTAACATCTGAACCAGTATTATTAGATAAAGGTTGATCAATAAACTGAGAGAATGTAGTATTCGCAGTTGACCATGGAATTTCATCAGGATCAGTACCAGAGACAGTTAATAGTTCTATAGATTCAGAATAATTATTAGTTATTTCTACTTCTGGTTCATATCTTTCGTACTTATTTCTTTCTAAGATATGAGATTTTACAATAAGACCAGTAGATAAATTAGAACGTGCTGGAACGTAATCCTGCACCATTTTAAATATGGAATTATCATAGTATTTTAATAATCTAATATACTCATAAATGTTATGATAGAAATTATAATTATTAAAAAAGTTATTTTTAGTTTTGTCTAGAGCGGGATATGTGTTATTATACTGATCATTAGGATTTCCTATAAATTGATCAATATTAAAATATCCAAGTGATGATGTAATTGTAGAATTTAATGCATCAGAAGGTGAAAATCCAAACTCTAAATTTTTTGAATTAAGTCTAGTATCATCACTATAGTATTGTAAAGTAGTATATGGATTTAGTACTGATGCACTAATCTCTAATACAGATGTAGATCCTGTTACTTTAGTATTAAATATTTCATCAATACCATCTGTTGTATATCTATCATATCCACCAAATTCATTGATAGTAAGAATTGATTTTGGTATACCGAAAATATTAACAATAGCTTCTATGCTTGCACGAGTACCTTTTGTTTTATAAAGATATGGTATATTGTGATAAATTCTTTTATAAATTTCCTTTTTTATATTAGCTTCTGGTAATGTTGTTAGACTAGAAGTAACATACGTTGAAATTTTCTCAGATCCAGTTGGTGGTAGTAGACTTCCATCTTCATTAATACCAAATAGACTATAATATAGATTGTTTGATAAGTTTGTATTAGTATATAATGTTGTACCTAAGTTAATTAAAGCGTCTGCGACTATGTCCGGAGATATACCAGTTGTAGGATTATTAGTTGCATCAAATCTATTTGTTACATCCTTATAATATATCCAAATATTATCAAAATGCTGCCCAATCATGTTTACAAACGTAATATAAGGCTCATTATTTGTATCATCAGAAATAAACTGAGGTACTACATTTGTCAATAGATCCTTATTTGTAGCATCATAAAATGAAGCAGAATAAAGAATCGATAATCCAGTAGAAGTTGGCAAAGTTGTTTCAGATCCAAGCCAATTTATAGCCTGAGATGATGTTACAGAGTATAAAGAATACGGTTGTGTAGAATTAGATTTTGGCCACGCAGTAGAACCAGAACTATAGTATAAATAGTATTCGTAATTATCAAAATTAGTTGTAATACTCTCTATAGATTTCCTTAAATTGACTACAGATGATGAAATAGCCGGACTTGTTGAACTACCTACTAATGATAATTGTTGAGATATCTGAGCGTTGTATCTTTCAATATCACTTAATTTACTTACAAAATTATTTATTCTAGATGTTGCACTAGAAAAATGAATAAAGTTACTAAAATCTGAATAGTCTACATTAATTGCTACTGCTCTATCCTGATAATAGCTCATCATTTTCTGGAATGAACTAGATATAGGAGTAGTTATAAGACTTGAATATGAATAATATGGAGTAGTCTCTCCTACTTTTTCATTACGTTTTACATTGTAATTTGGGCCTCTAAGAGCAAATTCTTGAGTAGTAACTACTGATTCAATTTGAATATCAATATTGTATCTTGCAGATTCTGCTATTTTTTCTACAAGCCAAAGTTGATCTTTTTCATCAAAATTGCTAGGTAGTGGTTCATATAATTTGATTAATAGATATGCGCCATCATCATCTTCTGTATATGCAACATTTGTAGCAATAATATGTTGATTATCACCAAAATTTAAATAGAAATCAGGGTAATAATTAAGACCGGCTATATATGCTTGATATTGATTAAAACCATCTAATATCTCAATATTACTTAGGTTTTGAGAAGCAAGTTTTAATTCTGTTCTACTAATAGAAACTTCTTTAATCCAATAAAATCTTCCATATGTAGAATTAAATAAATTTCTTAGAAAATTATATTGTATATTTAGTGTACCTCTATCATATCCATTAGCCTCTAAATCCTTTTTAGGATCTAGCGTTATTGAACTATATAAACCAGAAACAGGATTTACTGAAGGACTTGGTATATAGTTACTTGCATTGTATATTCTATCTAATAGAGTATCAGTCGTATCATAGATAAAATACTCTATAACATCATTTGGATCACCAAATTTAGTGTAGATAAAACTATTTGTAATTAAAGAATTATCTTTTTCACTATAATTTTGAGATTCTACTCCTTCTCCTGTATATACTATATTTACTATCTCTGCCATTATGTTAATTGTGAGATGTTAAGAAATGTTGATGAAATCTCAACCAACTGTTCTCTTAATGAATTAATTTCTTCTATTAGTGCTTCTTTTTCTTGATCTATTACTGATCCTCCTACATACTCTGTACTTCTTACTATCAAATAATTATGAGAATTTATTGAACCTGAAATAGGTATATCAAAAAATAACTCATCGTAGTATCTAAAAAAGTCAGCTACAGTTACTATTGGTTGATCTATTACAGGAACTGGTGTGACTAATTCGGTAAAATTAGTATCTATTACTTTTTTGTAAGTATTAATGCCCCTAACTGTTTTAGTAAATTGTACTTCTTCCATTGTCTATCTTACTAATTTAAACATATTATTGTTATCTATATCAACAATCTCCCCAGTTGCTAAATTAGTTTTAACTAATATTTTATAAAATCTCTCTGGTTCTAGTCCATTCATGTAAATTGAAAAATAAGAACCATTAGAGTCGCAACTTATTTTAGTATAAATAGTGTCAAAGTCAATTACTCTCTCGCCTGTTTTTACATCTTCTAAAGCCCAATAAGAAGAACTTGGTAATGCTTTGTTTGTAGTGTATATTGATGATGTTACAAATGCTCTAGTTGGATATTTATCTCTTGCGTTTACTCTGAAAATATATTTGCCAGTATCATTTTTAAATATGCCAGCATTATTTCCTAGTGTTATAACTGTATTAGAGTTTGATACTACTGAAAGACTTCCTGTATTATAAACAGCATCATTCCATTTAAATTCTAATGTAGGAGGATATATTGTATGAGTATCAATACTAAAGAAACTTAAACCAATAAAGCTTCCACTATTTCTTTCTATTGCAAGAGGATGCTTAATTATAAAACCATAGTTATTTCCTGATCCAGTTAACCAATTAGATACTATCGGTGTTACATCTACATTAATATCTTTATTAGCTTTATAATCAAAAGATTGAGTAGAGAATAAGCCTGTCCATGATCCACCACCCGGAGTATTAAAATATTGAGATCCTATCCAGTTAGTAATAGATCCTGTAGGGCTATAAGACGATGTAGTATACCAACAAACTCCATTTTTAGTAGGAGGATCGTCCATGAACTTACCAGTTCCCATATCCCAAGATTGAGAAACTTGTCTTACTTCAATTGAATATACAGTGTTTAAATTTGAAGCATTGGCTAAATATAATCTTAAGTTCGATGCCCAAGTAGAGCCGCTAACTAATGAATATCCTAATTGTAAATCACTATCATTGAATTTAATAACCGCTCTTCTAATATCATCAGAAGTACCTTCAGATAATATACTAGATGGTACCTCACTATTTTTAGAAGCTATTTCTAAGATCTCATCTAGTCCTGTATTATCTTCAGGATTCGCTGAATAGAGTGTTGCATCAGCCGATGCAAATATTTTATATACTGCCATTTTATTTAATTATAAAGTTACTATACGACCTTGAATATCTGTATTTGGATACTTAACTTCAAATATTGAAGGATCTAATGAAGGGTATATTACATTATCATTTGTTGCACCCGGTATATCATAACTATATTTAGAATATCCTTTTGATACATCAGATAAATTACTGATAGCTATATTTTTAACAGTTTGAACTCCTTCTACTCTATCAATAATTGTATATAGATCTGATAGAATAATTGGCTCATTTATTTGCCAATTATTAATATTAAAGAAGCTTTGAACAGCTGATAGTGTTCTTGTTAACACATCTTGCGCATTGTAATTTGGTCTTAATACAATATCATAATTTACTCCTATATTAATAATGTATGCCGGTTTAATATTGATAGCATCAGTTAGCATTCTATAGTTTTGTATATAGTTACTAATGTTTTTAATTAAACTATTAGAAGGATCTGCTAAGTTACCATTACTATCTAAACCTAAAACGTATAGACTTACTAAAATAGGATCTCTATCAGCTGGATTGTTTGCTTGGTAGCTTGCAAATGTTACATCATCACTAGTTACATATGCTTTAGAAACTTTACCATATTCTCCAGGCATGCTTAGTGTTCTTGCTAAATAGTCTTCTTGAGTTACTGCTCTATATTGAGTAGCAAACTCTCCCATAGCATTCATTCTAATCTCTTCGATAGTATCACCATCGCCTCCACCAGAAGCCGGATTTGGGTTATTTACTACTACAGTATTTTGATAACTTGTATTAACACCTGTAACAGTAAATGATCCAACGGATGTTAGTTGATTGGCTAAAACGTTATCAGCAGCTCCACCTGCAACTAAATAAGAAAATGTTATAGTTGTATTACTTGGAGCAAGTCCATATGTTTGAGTAGTTACGAAGTTTGTAGGATCAAAAGCGGTACCCATTTGACTAAGACCGCCGCCAGTAAGACCTACGCTAACTGAATTTGGGTTAGGAATATATGATGTATCAGTATTTGAATTAATACCAGATCCAAATTCTATAGATAGAGTATTATTTGATAAAAATCTTGATGTAAATCTTCTTGGAACTGATACTTTTTGTAGCATATAAGGCACCTGATTATTATCAGACATTGAATTCAATGAACCAGTTATAATAAAGTCTTGAGCCAAATAAGGTACCTCATACCAATTATTACCAGAAGAGTCTACAGCTGATACTATTGATACTATATTAGAATCATTTAATGTTACAGTAGTAAATCTTTCAGACGCTCCAAATGTATATGATGTTGTTTTTAGTTGACCAGATATAGCCTGAGCAGATTTTTGAAGTAAATACGATTGAGGTACGCCATTAACGTCTACTTCATATACAGATACATTTGTAGGGTTTAATGATGAAGATATTGTAAAGTCTACTTTTTCAGGCACATAAAAAGCAGTATTAGAATTTATATTTGATTTAACTTGTAAACCAGGTTGTATAACTAACGCATAGTCAAAATCAGGAATTTGATTACCGCCAACTGTTTTTGCTGGTATTTGTTGGTATACGTCTAGATCTACAATAGCACTAGAGATAACTTTTGGTCTATAACCAAGCATATATGCTAAAGTATATAGATTGTTATTTTGTTTGGCATATTGAACAAAAGTCTCTTGTATTTGATTATCTAAATAAAAAGACAATACATCTCCGACATAAGAAGCCATTTCAATAAACATACTACCGGGAGATGCTTGACTGAAATCAGTATATGTAGTAGGATAATATGCTTTTGCATACTCTATTAAATCGCCTCTAAATGAGTCAAAATTCTTATTTATGTAATTAATTGTCTTGTTTGACATGTTTATATTTTTATGCGTTTTGTATTTTTAAAACTAGACTATCGATTGATTTGATATTTCTTAAAGAGTATGTTAATTCAACAGAAATAGAGTTATCATCTGGGTTACCCTGGATGCTCAAAGAGTTAACTAAAACATTAGGAAAGTATGATTCTATCTGATTAGAAATAGTAGCCTTAAGGCTATCTAGATCTGTTTCTGTGATCTGTTCAAATAGTCTTGATCTAAGACCTGCTCCGAAATTAGGATTAAATGGCCTTTCTCTTGTATCAGTCAACATAAAATTGATGATATTATACTTAGTTTGTTCTAATGTAGTGTATACAGATGTAAATACATTGGGTGCACTAAAAGGTATTGCTACCCCTAAGGCAGTAGATGGTCTAAGATCTGCTATTGGAATTTGAACTAAGTTATATGCCATTTTACTTTATATCTCCTTGTTGTAATAATTTATCCATTAAACCATTAAAATCTGGTACAGCATTAACGGTAACCGCTTCAATACTACCAGCACCTCTAGCTGTAGATAGCATATCTTGAACTGTTCCTACTCTATCTACAGCTGGTTGGAATACCATTGATGGATGTTGATCTCCCATGCTTGAACCAAATTGCATAGCATCATCACTTGTCATGCTAATAAAAGTTTCATTTAAAAGACTTGATATTGGATCATTGCTATTAAATGGCATTTGTTTTGGTTTACTTGTTTTGGGTTGATTTAATGTCAATGGAACGCCATACATATCTTCAACTGCTTCTTTTATTTTAGATTTTTTTTCAACAGGTTGCACATTTTCCTTAAGCATTTTGGGTAATTCTTCTCGAATTGCCTCAAGACATGCTTCTTTTATTAGTTTTTTTAGTAATTGTGACTTTGTCATATGTTATAAATATCTTTTAATTATTATTTTCTTGACGATTGTAGATTTGATTTTAGTTTTTCTTTACTTTGACTCATTGATTTCCTAATTCTTTCTCTTAATTTTTTTCCACCTTTTAATTTATTAATAAATGCATTTAGTCCTAATCCATCATTTTCATCTTCATTATCAGGAGAATCTAGATAGGTTTGATCCTCAATATCCTCTAGTGTAATTTCATTACTACCTAAAATAAGCAATGAGTCAGTAATAACATTTAATTCAGCATCAGTAAATAAACCTACAGGATTTTTAATTAGGTTTTTTTGTATTAGTAATAATTTTACTTCTGATATTATAACATTATCATCTGATGCAAATGTGGCTGTAGATTGTACTACCGCTATACCATCACTATTTAAAGCAATACCGAATCTTCTAGGTCTTACTGTTAATTGTACAGCTGGATCAGCTATTTTTTCTGTTAATATTTCAATAGTATATCCAAAATAAGACCTACTTTTAGCAAATTCTTTATTTCTATAATTTTCTGTAAATGCTTTAATCTCATTATTAGCTTGTTCAATTTCTAGTATATCATTTTGAATAGAAATCATTACTGGATCACGCGCTTCATTACTGTTTCTATCGCATGACATCAGATTGTCTACTATTTGTTTTAAATTAGATAGTAATAAATCTATAGCAGAAGTTATACCCTCTAAAAGAGATACTATTATAGCAACTATTTTATTTATCGAATTTAAAATTCTTATAGTAATTTCTGATTTTTTTAATAGTTTTTGATACTTAGCAGCTTGAGTTGTAGTAACACCAGACGTTGTTACCATATTTGGTAATGGCAATATTAATAAAAAATTAAGTATTATCTTAAAAATTTTTACTACTATTATTAAAATTCTAATTAGTGATTGTATTCCTCTTAATGCTTTTACAGTCTCTCTTAATACAGCTATTATGGGTTTTAGTGCCTTGGCTATTTGAGAAACAACCCTATTTAATTTCTCAGGGTCAATATTATCAACACCCAATTTATCAATAGCTTCATATGTTGCGGGCGGTAATGCTCTTAGTGCAAGTGCTACAAGACTTGCTGGTGATGATAAACCTTGTATTAATACACAAATTTGTCTAACCGCTGCTACTTTTTTCCTAAACTTATCAATATTTTCTTTATCAGCATTACTTATTGTTAATCTATCTGATAACCATCTTACAGAATCTTCAATAAAATTATTAAACTGACTTGTTTGAGGAAAATTACTTTTTATAACTTCATCCCCTAAATAGTTAGGACCGCCTAGTTCTATAAGCTCAGGTGCTACTGTTCTTATTAGATTAGTTATTTGGCTAGCTGGATCAGATGTAACGGCATATGCTGCTTCAAAAGCATCAATTAAAACTTGTATATCATATGCTTTTCTTTGTATTTTCCAAAGAGGATCATTTGGAGGAGGATCTGCATTAGGATTAAAACCAGCACCTTGTATTCCATTTGCTAAATTCTGAATCGTTTGTATAATAGAACAAAGATCTAAAGAAGCAAGTAGACCAGTTAAATATACTAGACCTAGATCCAGTGGATTAGTAGACTTTGCACCTTTTTTGGCTCCTTTTTTACCGAGAAGTAAACCAGATACAGCATCACGTATACCTTTAACTATTTTTTTCCAAAGACTATTAAATACTTTGCCAGTTCCTTTTGCATTAGTTTCTCCGGCATCTTGTAAATTTTTTTTTATTTTTTCATAGCCGGCAAAAAATCTTTTTATTTTTGTTATCTCTCTACGTAATTGCCCTAGGGTGGTATTGTCTTGTTCTCTATTCGCACTAGATTCTATAGCGTCAAGTTCATCAATAAATTTTTTATTATCAGGCATTTTATAATGTATATGTTTTTTTTGATAAAATATTCTCTATTGCTGCCGCTGCATTATCAGTAGCTTGTACCAATGATTCACCTGATACTTTTATATCATCAAAAGAATCAGAAACTGCTTCTTCTGAAGTTCCATCAGCTTTACTAAGAGCGACTGCGACAACTTGTAATGCCTGTATCAACTCGTCTAATAATTCTGATAATTCTAATCCTAAAACAAGTGGCTGGCCGAGATCTTTAGCATTTAAACCCAGTTCTATTAACGGTGCACTTATCTTCAATGCTTCATTAGACTCAACATTAATAGTACCAGTTGATGATAAACATACAGTTGCTTTTCCAAAAAGATATATTCCATCTTTTCTAGAGTGTAATGTAACTCTATCTGATGTAATAATACACTGGTTGCCTAAATATGGAAATTGTGGTTTAATCATGACTAACTAAATGTTTTTGTATCTTGATCTGCTGCAGAAGTATATTCAGTTGCAACTGGTTTTTCAAATATGGCTACCGTTTTAGCAACTGCAGTAGATGCTACACTTCTACCGTATGTATTTAGAGGAAATTTATTTAAATCATCAATAACTATTCTCTGTGATGTTGTTAAATATATAGAAGCGCCATCTGAATTAATATTTTCTACAGTAGTAGAGAATGGATCTAGAGGATCTGTTAGTCTACCTTGTCCATTTCTTATAATAGTTATAGGACTGCCATTCTCTCCAACGTCTGACCATGGATTAAAGCCCTTAAAATCAGTTACTGTTGAACCAAATCTAATAGATTGCCCATATCTTCCTTCTATAATACTATCACCTTCAAAAGGAGTTAAAGATCTTATTCCTGGAGACTCTGTAAAGGTGTTTCCTTTTGGCATTTCAGGAGCTTTTACAGTACTTCCTTGATATTCTGGCTGTGTTGTAAAACTTGATAAAAAACTGCTATATTCTAAAGGATCTGGCATTGCATTATGATTAATTGCACTCCATAAAGCATATGCTGGTAGATAAAATAACTTTTGAGAGTCTCTATTATCATTTAATCCTTCAGAAGGTCCGTAAAATATAGCAACTATTTCATTAATTACTGGATATTGTTTAATAAAACTAAACATTGGATATGCAAAATCATTCTCAAATCCATTTATAGATGCTACATTTGATGAATATAATCTATCAAATCTTATTTTACCTATATCGGCTGCTGATTTATAATCAGGATTTGGCTTTCTTTTATTATTAACAAATTGATTTAGCACAATTGATTTAACCCTTCCAATATAGAAGGGCGCACTTAAAGAATTATTGGTACTACTTGTACTTCTGCCTGTATTACTTGCCATCTACAATATTTACTGTGTCCTTTTTATCTTTTGGAGCCTTAATTATATTTATTTCACTAAATAATTGTTCTACATCTTTTTCAGTTAGAATACCTAAATCATCTTCAGTATCTTTTTTAGTATCACTTGATTTTTGAAATACTTGAACTAGTTTTAATATGCTTTCATCATTTTTTAAGCTAGAATCCATCAGACTTTTTATCATTGGGATAATAACAATAGCATCACCGGGACTAGATATCATACCAAGCAGTCTTGCTATTTCTTTTTTAAGAGTTTCATCTTGACTTTTATGATTGTCATATACTTCCTTAATTAAGTCTTCTAGTTTTTTATCTTGAAATACTAATTGCGCTAAGTCTAAAGCCATAAGTTTTTGTATAAATATTAGTAATCGTCGTTTTCTATTTTTCTATCAAGTATTCTTCTATAAACTACTTTTATTTTATTGATAACGTTTGTTATTGTTGTTGATTTAACATTTGCCATCTCTTTTACATAAACATAAAGAACTTTTTTATTATTAATATCTATATGATCTGATCTTTTTAGAATTTCTATGATAGCATCAGCCGCTTTAATGTCATCTTCTTTTTCAAACATATTGAACATATTAGATTCCATATATTCTATTAATTCAAGTATGACATCTGATTTTTCTAATTCACCAGAACTACTAGGATTCATTATTAACATATCAATAGTTCTTTCATCATTATCAACATTCTCTATTGATTTTTTTTCAACTACTCTATTGTAGTTTCTTTGACAATATGCAATTAGATATCTTTTTGCGATAGTACCAAAGTAAGAATAGGCTTTTCCTTTTGTTGTATCATACAAATGAAGTTTCTGTAACATAAAAGAAATGACTTCATACTTTAAATCTTCAATATTTTCAACTTCTGTATGATAAAACTTAAAAGTATGAATAATATTTTCTGCTAGTTTATATAAAGCATTATGAATTTCTGCATTATAGATTCTATTTCTTTCTGAAATCTTATCACAAGCTCTATACTTTAATATAGATTCTTGTGTATCTAAAGTAAAATAGTCTATTTTTGATTTTGGTTTTCTCTTTCTAGGAAGACCTTTTTTTGTTAATAAAACCTGCTCTTCCATGATTATAATTTACTTGTAAATTGTTTAATATTCTCTTGCATTGTTTTAATATCGTCAAACATTATTTTAAGTTCTGGATCTGCCGATACCCACATTGTTGAATCAATTTTTTGTGCAGTTTTATCTATATTATCAGCCAGAGATAAAATATTTTTAATAAAACTAGATTGGTTATTAATTATTTTTTCTAGTTTTACGTTTTTATTAAAAAGATTAAATATTATATAGCCTATAATTGTAATTGGCCAGATGGCTATTGAGATTATTGTCATCATATTTTTTAGATTTATGCTTTATTTACATCATTTTCTACTCGTGAAGCCATTAAATCTGCTTGATGTAAAATAGCAGGTAAATGACTTTTTAATTGAGATTCTGGAGTGTGAGTTATAAGATAGGCCTCGTTTCCAGGTTCGTATAAACCATCATGTATTTTTATAGCAATATATTCATTTTCACTTACAGGAATACTAGCTTGCTGTAGATAGAATAGACTGCGGTCTGCTATCCTCATATGCGCAATTGATGGATTATATGTAAAATATTTTCCTTGATTTTTTTGATGCCATTCTGACGTTTGTGGAATATAAAAAGGTTCAGAGTTAGTACCTAATTTTCCTAGATCGTGGTTGATTGCAGAGAATACTAATTCTTCTGTTGTGTGATTTCTAGTCTGACCAAATTTATCCCAAACTTTATCCATAACAAGAGCTGCTTCTGTTACTCTAATTACATGATCTACATATCCGCCAATAAAACAATTGTGATGATTTATTTTTGTAGATGCTGGAGATGTCATCAACGTAATTTCAATTCCTTTATAGAAATTAATTAATTTAGTCCTTCTTTCTCCAGCTGGAAGGTACTTTTCAATAATTTCATAAAACTTAGCAACATTGTCTATAAGTTGCTGCTCTGTTAATTTTTTCATAGTCTTTATTTTACTTTTTTTAAGATGGCATTAATGATTGAATGAGATGAAAATACACCAATAGTAGACACTCTATCATCTATTTTAGTTTCTTTCTCTAATTGAATATAATCATTAGTCATGAAATAAACAGTATCTTTATTTTGAGTACCATCTTTTATAATAGCCATTGGGTATCTGGTGCTCTTTGTTAAAGCCTCTAATTGATCACATACTGATGGATCTTTTTCACATGGAATTTCTGTATAAGGCACACTATACTCATCCAGTACTCTTTTTACTTCTTTGCAGATTTTACAATTTTCTAAAGTAGTTAATAAAATTTTATTATTCATCTGGGTCTATTTTGTTTAATATTTCGTACCACATAGCTTTATCTTCATCGGACATATCATCCAATTCCAGATCCAAATAGGCATATAGTAAATCCATCTCCTTATCAGAAAGATTAATCTTACCAGCACTGTCTACTATACTATCTATATTTAGTATATTATCCATATTTCTTATAATTCTTAATTATTTTATTATATTTCTTATATTATACTTATATTCTAATATTCCTCTCCCGTTCCCCTTATTTAATATACTATTAATTATTGATTAAATAAAAATATTTCTTCTAAGTAGAGACTTTTTTTTTAAATTTTTTATTTTAGACAGATTCTTTTATTATTGATAATATGGATAATTCTAATTTAGTAAAAAGTTTATTGGATGTATATCTTGGAAAAGGTAAAATAATCTCTAAGGGAGACGTAGCATACTATTGTCCAATTTGTAAACATAAGAACGCTAAATTGATGGTTAACGTTAAAACTGGAAACTATAACTGTTTTACGTGCCACCCTAAAACCACTGGCAAAACGCCCGTAAGTCTTTTAAAAAAAATAGGTTCTCCATCTGAAGCTATTATTGAGATGAAAGGTTATTTCATTAATGATACCACATCAATCAAAGCAGAAGAAGAAGTTAAACTTGTACATTTACCAAAAGAATTTATAAATCTTATAGACACGTCTGATACATGTTTAGAAAAACGTCAAGCTATTACCTATCTTAAAAAAAGAGGTGTTTCCAGTATAGATATCGTAAAATACAATATTGGTTATTGTAAAACTGGAAGATATAGAAACAAAGTTATTATTCCATCTTATAATTCTAATGGAAGACTTAATTATTTCATCGCTCGTTCATTTGAAAAAGAGCCTAAACTTAAGATAGACTCTCCAGAATGTAAAAAATCAGAATTAATCGGCTTTGAATATTACATAAATTGGAATACACCAGTAATACTATGCGAAGGCATATTCGATGCTATGGCTATTAAAAGAAATGCGATTCCTCTTTTTGGTAAAACTATATCAAAAGCTTTAATGATTAAACTTTTACAGTCAGACGTTCAAACAGTCTATTTAGCTTTGGATGATGATGCTATTAGAGAATCAATTGACCATGCACAAAAACTTTTAGATTTAGGAAAAGAAGTGTATATTATTAAACTAGAGGGCAAGGATCCATCTGAATTAGGTTTTGAAAATATGATTAGTTGTTTACAATCAGCAAAACCATTGACAGCTACAGATTTATTATTATTAAAAATGCAAACAGCGCTATGCTAAATATAAAAAATATAGACAAGATTTATCACGTATCTGATATTCACATAAGAAATTTTAAAAGACATAGTGAATATAAAAGAGTATTTGAAAGTTTAGCCGACTATATTTCTAAAACAAAAACAGAAAATAGTATTATTTGCGTTACTGGAGATATTGTTCATTCAAAAACAGACATAACTCCTGAATTAGTTCAAGAGACTCAAGACTTTTTTAAGCTAATGAGCAATTTGCTACCTACGATTGTAATACCAGGAAATCATGATGCTAATTTAAATAATAATAATAGATTAGATAGTCTAAGCCCTATTATAAATGCAATGGCTGATTCTAATATAGCTTATTTAAAAGACAGTGGAGTTTATAAAATTGGAAATATTGATTTTGTTCACTGGTCTGTATTTGATGATACAAAATCTTATATAAAAGCCAATAAAGTAAAATCGGATTACAAAATATGTTTGTATCATGGCGCTGTAAATAATTCATTAACTGAGATTGACTTTAAGCTTTCTGGAAATGCGATTAGCGTTAGTGATTTTAATGGATTTGATCTTGTTCTTCTTGGAGATATCCATAAGAGACAATTTTTAAATGAAGAAAAGACTATTGCTTATCCCGGTAGTTTGGTACAACAAAATCATGGAGAGTCTTTAGATCACGGTATTTTAGTATGGGACGTGGCTACTAAAAGTGCAGAGTTTGTAGAAATTAAAAATGACACTGCGTTTTATACTTTATACGTAGAAAATGGAATTCATCTTGACCTTCCAGAATTTTTACCTGAGAATTTATATTTAAGACTTAGATCAAAAAATACATCCTCTACTAGCATTAAACAAATTACTGCTGACATTAAAAAGAGTAGAAATATTGTAGAATTATCACATCAGACAATGAATGATTTTTCTGCAACGTCTATGCATCAGAGTGCAAATATGATTAATGTCAGAGATATAGCTTATCAAAATGAACTATTATCAAAGTACTTAAAATCTAAATTTGACATATCAGAAGATGACATTATAAAAGTATGTGAACTTAATAAGCAAATTAACGATAACATTCCAAAAAATGAAATTACTAGAAATATTCAGTGGAATCCAAAGAGATTTGAGTTCTCAAATATGTTTAGTTATGGTAAGAAAAACGTAATAGATTTTTCCAATATGGAAGGCATCTATGGAATATTTGCAGAAAATGCTTCTGGAAAAAGCTCTAGTATTGAAGCCTTAGTATACTGTTTATTTGATAAATGTTCTAAGACTTCAAAAGCTGGAATGGTTATGAATAATAAAAGTCGAGAGTTTTCTTGTAAATTAGACTTTGAATTAGATGGCAAAATATACACTATTGAAAGAAAAGCATCTTATAGACCAAAATCTGAAAATGTAAAACAAGATGTAACTTTTTCATATACTGATTCTGATCAAAATGTTGTTTCTTTAAATGGAAAAGATAGAAGTGATACCAACTCAATCATAAGAAGTATAATAGGATCTTACGAAGACTTTATCCTAACCAGTATGTCAATGCAGAATAATAATACTGGTTTTATAGATATGGGTCAAACTGAAAGAAAAGATTTGCTTTCTCAATTTTTAGATATTAAAGTATTTGAAGAGCTAAATTTATCAGCAAGTGAAAGTCTAAAAGAGTATTCAGTATTGATTAAAGAATACAAGAAAATTGATCATTTTACAAATCTTAAAGAAATAGAATCTAAGATACAAAATCACTCTATAGAATACAGAGATTTACAAAATGAAAAAGATACTACAGAAAAGCTAATAGAATTAGAGACAGAAAAATACTTACAAATTAACTCTAAATTAGTCTCTATTGATTCCAGTATTATTGATATTGAAAAATTAGAAAATCTAAAAATATCAACTAGTAAAAATATTGAAAAACTAAATGACAGTATTAAAAACTTAGATATTCAAATTACAGATGTAGAAAATAGCATAGTAGAAATACAAAAAGACTTAGATAAGTACGATATAGAATTAATAAAAGATAATGTAAAACATTTGCCGTCTCTTATTGAAAAAGAAAAAGAACTTACAGTTAAAGTAGAAACTTTAAAGTCTGAGATTAAGCATAAATTAGAAAAAATGCAAAAACTTGACACATTAAAATATGATGAAAATTGTCAATTTTGCATGGATAATGTTTTTGTAAAAGATGCAATTGCAACTAGAGATTCTATCGAAGAAGATAAACAAAAAGCACTAATAACTATTGATAGTCTTAAAATTGAAAGATCTGCGATACAAACTTTAAAAGTTTATGATGAACAATTAAAAGAGTACGAAGCAATACAGCAATCATTAAATAAAAAGAAAAATGAAAAGCTTAAGATAGAATCTGATAATCATAAGAACGCTTTAGAGCTACATAGACAGTCTCAAATATTAACAGATGTAGAACATAAGATTAATGAATATAGACAAAAAGAGGCGGCTATAATTTCAAATAGGGATATAAATAGACAGCTTAAAGATGTGCAAGACGGAATTGTTTACTTTAAAAAACAACTATCTACCATTAACGATTCAATTATGAATTGTAATACTGGCATTCAATTATTAGAAAAAGAAAAAGCGGTATCTGAATCTAGTATAGAAAATTTAAAAGCATTAGAAAGTAAATACAAGTATTATGAATACTATCTGGCCGCTATGAGTCGTGATGGTTTACCATATGAAATCATTAGTTCTATTATCCCCAGAATACAAGATGATATTAATAATATATTAACTCAAGTTGTAGATTTTCAAATATCTATTCAATCTGATGGTAAAAATATTAATGCTTTTATTGTCTATGATGATAGCAAAATGTGGCCTATAGAATTATCAAGTGGAATGGAAAAGTTTGTATCTTCTTTGGCAATAAGATCATCTTTAATAAATGCAACTTCATTACCAAGACCTAACTTTTTAGCAATTGATGAAGGCTTTGGAGCATTAGATCAAAGCAATATGGGCAACATATCTATTCTTTTAGAGTACTTAAAAACACAATTTAAATTTATTATTATGATATCACACATTGATAGTATTAGAGATGTTGTAGATTCTCATATTGAAATAGTAAAAGATAAAGATGGTTTTTCTAAAGTAAGCTACGAATAATGTATATTTATAGTAAATTATAAACTTTGATAAAAAATATTATAGCAATTTACCCTGGACGATTCCAGCCATTTTCAAGACATCATGCCGATGCTTTTAAGTGGTTGGTTTCTAAGTTTGGACAAGATAGTTATATCGCTACTACTGATAAAGTTGATCCTCCAAAAAGTCCTTTGAATTTTTCTGAAAAGAAAATGATTATTGATAAATTTGGATATGGTGCAAATCTAGTTCAAGTTAAAAATCCATATAAATCAGAAGAAATAACTTCAAAATATAATCCAAAAGACACTGCTATAGTGTTTATGGTTGGTGAAAAAGATATGACTGATGATCCAAGATTTGCAATGAAACCAAAAAAAGATGGATCTGCTGGATATTTTAAACCATATGAAGGAAATGAAGACGATCTTCAAGGCTTTGATAGACATGGATATTTAATCGTATCACCGAACGATCCAGAAGAAGGTCAGAAATATGAAATTCCTGGATACGGTAGACTAAATGGTACAAATGTAAGAAAAGCATTATCATCAACAACTAATCCAGAAGAGAGAAAAAAACTATTTATTTCTATTTTTGGATGGTATGATCCTAAGATTGATGCAATGTTACAAAGTAAATTTGAAACTCAAACAATGAATGAATCTTCAATTTTTTTTAATAAACTAATACTAGAACATGCTATTAAAGCTTTATTAGCAGAAGGCGGTGCAGCTGGTCATATGGCACATCCATTTGATCTTCCACAAGTTAAAACTGGTAAAGATCTTATTAAAGTATTTGATCAAACAACTGATTACTTAAAGAAAAATACTGTTAATGTTAAGATTGATGGTGTAAATGCGTCTATAAGATTAGCCAATATTGATGGTAAAAAACAGTTTGTAATGGATAGAGGTTCTAATAAACCTCTTGATGTTAAAGGTGTGACTAAAGCAGAACTAAATGATAGATTTGGCGAAGGTCATGGTATGATTAAAGTAGGAGGAGTAGTACTAGATATATTTAACGAAGGACTACCTAAGATTAAACCAGAATTAGAGAAACTTGGAATGCTAGAAGATCCAAATATTATGCTTAATATTGAGTATGTTGAAGGCGGTGGATCTAAATCAAATGTTCAAGAGTATGAAAAAAATTATATAGTAATTCACGGCTTATTAAAAATAGAGCAAGTCACTCCTACAAAAAGATCTACAACAGCAATACCATATGATAAAGATGCTGTAAATAGCATGATAAAAAAATTAGAACCTATTGCAAATAAAAAAGGTTTTAATTTTATGTATAATGAAGATCGACAAGCTAAACTTGAAAAAGCTCCAAATTATTCATCTGTATTATCTGATAAGTATATTATTAATATGGATGGTAAAAATAAAGAATCAAAGTCTTTACAAGATTTACTAAATTCAGCATCTAATACAAAAGGTGAAAAAATAAAACTAGCAGACGGAAAAACTGTAGATGCATTAAGTAAACAAGTTTTCTTATGGGTTAAAGATGGCAAACCTATTTTAGATTTAATTCAAGATCCTAAAGATGCTAAAAAAGTAATAGATTCATTTGCTATTTATATGGCAACTATGCAATTAGGAGATGAATTATTAAAATCGATGAATTCTCCTATTGGTTCTCCAGATCAACAAGAAGGTATAGTTATTGATAATCCAAAAGTATACAAGGGTCTTTATAAAATTACTGGATCATTTATAGTAAGAGGCATGGCTTCTGCATTTCAAAAATAGTAATAATGGAAATACAACAAAAGGCAGAGATACTAGCTGATTTTATTAGTTTTTGTAAAGAAACATTAGATATTGAATCGTTACCAAAAATACAATTTATATCAGATAACTCTTGGGCAAAGAACAATAGATCATTTGGCCAGTATAATATATTAACTAAGTCTCTTATAGTCTATATAGGTAATAGAAATCTAGGAGACATATGTAGAACATTATCTCATGAACTAGTACATCATAAGCAAAATGAATTAGGACTATTAAATAGTATGTCAGGAGAGACTGGATCAGATATAGAAAATCAAGCTAATAGTATTGCTGGAATATGTCTTAGAAATTACGGCAAAATAGAACCTTTAATATACGAATCAACAAATAAAGTTACGAATAATGGCAAAAGAAACAAATCTAAAAAAGGAATTCTCTAAAAGAGATATTCAAAGAGCTAGAAATCTTATAACTGGTAAGACAGGAGATAAGACACAGATTCAAGCAGGATATGAAAAAAAGATAGAAGATCACAAAGAAGGTGATATCTGGGATGAAGATGGAAAAAAGTGGACTATAAAAAATGGTATAAAACAAACCATAACTAAACTAGACTCTATAAAGAAAATACTTTCTCTTCCACTAGTCTGTCCTAAGTGTAGTAAACCAATGAAGTCTCATGATATAAACAAAAAGATGTATGCAATACATACAATGTGTTTTGATTGTGTAATTGATATGGAAGCCGAAATTAAAAAACAAGGCAAGTGGGAAGAATACACAAAAGGAGTAATGAACTCTAATAAAGATGCAACTTTGGAAGACATTGAAAAAGCAATAGACTCATGGTTTGCAGAAAAAGCAGATTCATTTATATCTGAAAATGGAGAAGTAGAAAACTGGGCTGGAGGAGATAAATCAAAAGTATACGAAGAAGTAAAAAAAGAACTAGAGAAAGCAAAAGCTTTTAAAATCTAGTATATTTATAGAAAATAGTCAACTACAATATGCCAAGTAAGTCAGTAAAACAACAACGTTTAATGGGAATGGTTCGCGCTGCTCAAAAAGGAGAACTAGAAGATCCATCGCCAACAGTCAAAAAATTAGCTAAAACAATGACAAAAAAATCCGCAGCTGAGTTTGCATCAACAAAGCATAAAGGTCTTCCTAAAGTAGTAAAAAAGACTAAGAAAGCAATCAAAGAAAATTACGAAAATAAAGTAGGCATGTTACACATTGTACAAAAACCGTATGATGGATGTTCATGTGATAAAATGATGCATCAAGTAGATCCTATGCATGGTCATAGCCTAGATCCACAAACAATTCATGGAATATATGGTACTCCAGAAGAGGCTATGAAAGTAGCCGAATCTCTTTATAAAGGTCATATGGATTCAATGAAAAAACTTGAAGAGAAAAAAGATAGAGTTGTTAATAAATTGAATTCTACAATCGATATGCTTGAAAGAAAGCGTAAAGATTATATGAAAATGGCAAAAGAAGATCCTAAAAATGCCTCAGCTCATAAGTCTAAAATGACAGAAATCTCTACTCAAATTGAAGGTTTAATGGATAAACTTGAAAATGTGAGTAAAAGTAAAAAAGAAATGCTTGAAGAAGGAGATGATACTCTAGAAACAATAATTGGAGATTTAGATGGCGGATATATCAAATCAAATGATGGCGGATTTGAAGTAAGATATAAATATTTTAAAGAAATGCCACCTTCTATTCTAAAGAAATTAAAATCTAGTGGATTTGATTGGAGAGAAATAAATACTGATTCAGAAGAAGGGGGCGTTGTATATCAAATAACTAAAAAACAAATTTCAGAGGGTAAAAAATCAGATATGGACGGAGACGGAGATATCGATTCTAAAGACTATCTTTTAAAACGTGATGCTGCTATTAAAAAATCAAAAGCAAAATCAATGAAAGAAGAGTTTAACCCAGCAGATAAAATCACAATGGATGTTCCTCTTTTTATTCGTATGATGGAATATGCTCGTGAAGATGCAAAGACTGATATGGACTTACATAATGTTGCAGAAAAGGCAATTGCGCTAAGTTCTTCTGGTAAAACACTGTCTATGTCCGATTATTCAACAATAGTAGGAGAAACAGAATCAATAAATGAATATCAAAAATCTACCAACACTGGTACACTGACTATTGAAAAAAAAGAAGACAATAAATACTACTGGACATTTGAGTTTATTAATTCAGGTAAAACCTTTAGCGGCACTGAAGGACTTAATAGTAAAACAGCCGCTCAAAGAGATTTCATGTCTAAATCAACATATATAAAAGAAGCACTAAGAGAAGACGACTGGATGCAAGCGGATGATGAATCCGATATGGCTAAATCACAATTAAAATCAATCCAATCAAATGCTTCTAAATTAATGAGCATGATTGATAATAATGAACAATTAGATGCGTGGGTACAAGCCAAAATAACTAAAGCTGAAGACTATTTAAACTCAGTTGAAGGATATTTAAAAGGTGAAGAAACAAAGCAGTACGGTTTATATGAAAATGTAAATGAGTCTTTAGCAAAAAAAGTAGAAGAAATAATAAAAGCGATTACTATACTTCATAATAATACATTAAAAAATCAAAATATACCAGAAATCGATAAAAAAGGACTACTTCGCGCTTTTGATATATTAAAAGCAGATTTAGAAACTGTAATCACAAATCTTAAAGGTGGATTATCTGAAAATATGAATACCTATGAGGAAGATTTATTAAGTATTATATTGACTTATGTAGAAGATACAGACAAAGCTGAAGAATATGCAAAATCGGATATGAAAAATTGGCCTAGTTACGTTGTAGCAGATGTGAAAAAAGATCCAAGATACAAGGAATATCTAAAAAATAATATGTAATGGGTTGCTGCGATAGAAATAAAATATCACTCCACGAATCTGTAAATAGACTGCTTATATCAGAAGGATTGGCTTACCATATAGATAACGACTTAGAACTTAATGAGAATATCTATAGACCGCAGTCAGCTAACTATATAGCTCTTTTCACAGAAGCGCGTCAGCTGCTAAATAACGGCCTAATTCAGCTTTCTGAACAAGATCTTTGGTATTTTAATACGACTGATTTGGGTAGCACTGGGGCATATAAGAACATAACTGTGCCATTAGATTACCCAGTTACTATAGAATACTTAGAAGAAGTTAAAAAATCTACTTCTAAAAAGAATGTAGTACTTAATAAACCAAAAAGAGGCGGTAGTAAAAAGTTTTATGTGTTTGTTAAGAATCCTAAAACAGGAAAAATAAAGAAAGTTTCTTTTGGAGACACTACTGGACTTAAAGCCAAGATTAATGATCCAAAAGCAAGAAAATCTTTTGCAGCAAGACATAAGTGTGCACAAAAAACAAATAAGACTACTCCAGGTTATTGGGCATGCAGACTTCCAAGATATGCTAAATTACTTGGTATCAAATCAAACTTTACAGGATTCTGGTAATATTAATAAAATAAAAAATGATTAAATTAGTAGACATAATAAAAGAGATCTTATCGGATAAAATATACGAAACTAAAGGTACTCTTATGGCAGACACAACAAAGAGAGCTCTAGCTGATATACTTTCAGATATTAGATCTATTGAAGGTATTACTGTAGTTAGGGTAACAAATAATCGTCAACCTTCTGCTGAAAAATTAAAAAAATATGTTGTTGATATTAGTGTAAAAATAGATCCATCGCCATTTGATTCATTTGGTACAGATCAAGTAAAAATAATACAACAAGAGATTAATAATGTACCAGGAGTAAGAAGAGCAACATTTGAAGATAATATTAAACTAGTAAAAAAATAAAAACAATATGTTATTAAAAAACGGATCAAAAGGAGAAGAAGTTAAACAACTTCAAACAAAATTAGGATTAACTGCAGACGGTTCATTTGGACCTGGTACAGAAGCCAAAGTAAAAGAATGGCAAGCAGCAAATGGCTTAACAGCAGATGGACTTGTTGGTCCCGGTACTTGGACTAAGATGTTTGGTGAATCTGTTGCTGCACCATCAGTAGCTATTCCTCCATCAAGTTTTAAATTGCAAGCATTAAAAGGTCATATTCCTGACGCAGTAATTGCTCAAATTCCTGATACTGCTGCAAAATTTGGTATTACTACTCCATTAAGATTAGCTCATTTCTTGGCACAATGCGGACACGAATCTGCTGGTTTTAAAGCTGTAAATGAAAACTTAAACTATTCAGCAGATGGTTTAGTTAAAATCTTTGGAAAATATTTCAATGCAAGTACTGCTCCTGGATATGCTCGTAATCCTGAAAAGATTGCAAATAGAGTATACTCATCAAGAATGGGTAATGGTAATGAAGCTTCTGGTGAAGGTTGGAAATATAGAGGTCGTGGATATATTCAATTGACTGGTAAAGATAATTACAAAGCATTTGATGCAACTGTAGATGATGATATTCTTACAACCCCAGATTTAGTAGCTACTAAATACCCACTATCTAGTGCAGCATTCTTTTTTAATAAAAATGGTCTTTGGTCTATTTGCGATAAAGGCGCTGATGTTGCTACGGTAACTGCTGTGACTAAAAGAGTAAATGGTGGTACCATCGGCTTAGATGATAGAATTAAACATTTTAATGAGTATTATGCTTTATTAAAATAATTGATAACTATAAACGCCCTATATGGATACTGATAGTAAACATGAAAACTTGGAATCAAACACTAAAACAAAATATAGCAACCCTTTGTCTAATGACGGCGGTGTTTTTCAATCCATTTGGGTTCGATATAGTTCAATATTCATTAATCAAAAAGTTAGGAAATTTATGGAAAGCCAACATAGCTATGTATGCTATTGCGGCTTTCTTTTTTGGACTATATATCTTATTACGTCATAAAAATAAAAAATGATTAAATTAATAGACATATTACTTGAAGCCACTAAACCTTTAAACTTAGTAGATATCATAAAAAAAGAATTTGATAGTACTGGGTATAAAGGAGCAAAGAGTAGTAAACACGGGTCTCATTTAAGATATGATCTAGGAAGCTCAAAAGACACAGAGAGTACACTATCAAATATTCTTAATATTTTAGGATTAGATTATAAGATCACAGTAATAGATGCTAATGATTTTAAAAATGGCGCTAAATCTGGTACATATAAAACATACAAGGTAGATAGCGGTGATCAAACAGTTTATATAGTAAATCAACAAAGAGAGAATTCTACTATTGTATCAAAATCTCTTAGTCCTACTAATCTAGGAGTAATAGGAAAAACATTCTCAAGTACTGAATCATTAATTAAAACAGTAAATTCTAATTTAACTACTAATAAAGATTTACTTAGTTCTTTAATGAATGATGTAGCGAATAATACAAAAAAAGAATCTTTAGATAAACTACAAGATTTTAAAGAAGATATCGCATTATCTAGCACTACAATTGATGCAGCAAAAGATCTTTCTCCAGCAGATATTAATACAATTGGAAAAGATTTTGGAGAAATACTAGGTTCTATTTTTTTACTTAAAAAAGTAAAATCTCCTAGTTTAGAATTTCCTAGTGGTAATAATCCTTTAATTGATTTTATCATAAATGATTATAAAGTATCTTCTAAGTATAAATCAGGCGCAGCTGCAACTTTGACTGATATTACAAATGGCATAGATAAAAAAACTCTAAAAAAACAAAATCAAAAAAATCTATATACGGTATTAGATATAATTGTAAATAAAAATGTATCTAGCGGATATTTAGAAGTTGCTAAATATTTTAATTTACCAGGTATTCAGGAATTAGCTAGAATAATGAAAATGCCAGTAGAGAATGTAACAACTGCTTCTATTAATGACTATGTACGAGCAGACAAAGAAAAAGCATTAAAAGCCCTAAATCCTTTTTATAAAACTATTAATAGAGGGCCTAAAAATAATGAAGTAAATTGGGATAAATTATCTGATAAAAAATTATATGGAATAGTCATAGGACCATTATCATATTATGTAGTAGATTATTTAAATAGTAATAAAGAATATAAAGACGCTTTAGCTGAACTATTATCCAAAATAGAAGTAAAACAATTATATTTAAATATTCAATTAGGAAAACAGAAATTAGATTTTAATTTAAAATCATTTTCAGATCCTAATGCGCAATTCACATTTGAATCCCCAAATCAATCTATCTATAATCCAGATAATGGTAGATTAGGTTTTAAAATGAAATAGATTGAAACCATATAAAGATACAGAAATAAAGGAAAATTATGTTATAAGAGAATTCTCAGTTGATTTAGATTCTGAAGAATTAAAGTGGCATAGAGATTATGAAGATAGAATAGTAGAGTCTATAGGTAAAACAGACTGGAAAATTCAATTAGAAAATGAATTACCGATTACGATAAAAAATAAAGTATTTATTCCTAAAGGCGTTTGGCATAGAGCGATCAAGGGATCGGATAATTTAAAAGTAAAAATAACAAAGCTGTGATAAAATTAACAACAATCCTACAAGAGTATACGCCTAATCCGCATGAAGTTCCTCAGATTAGATATGGTAATGAAGTAAGACCTTCATATTCTAAGCCATCTCTTTCAAAAACAGATATGAATGCTATTGTAGACATGAATAAGTTTGTTTGCAAAGATTGTGGATCTGTAATGGCGCCTTTAGGAGAATGTTATGAGTGTGAAACTCCAGCATACGATAACGAAGTATATGGTAATCCTTCTCAAGATAATGAAGCACAGATGGCTAAAGGAGAACTAAAAAGCATGATTAAAAATGCAGTAGAACTATATAATAGTATTCAACCAAATACAGAATTACCAGGATGGATGTCTGCATATATAACACTATCAAGTGATTATGTTAATAGCGTAAACCAATTTGCACAATCACAAGTTAAACGTAAATAAAATGATAAAACTTAAAGATATACTGAAATTAATAATTGAAGAGGCTGAAATAGGAGCTCCTAAACAAAATGTAGCTTTTGAAGAAGATCCTATGAATTATATTCTAACCAAATATAAGATGTTAACTTCTCATTTAAAAACATTAATGGGAGATCAATTTAAAGAGTATCTTGGAGGAGTATTTATTGTATCTGGAAAGCCTACTACATTTAAAATACTTCTTAAGAATGGTCAATACTTTTACATGGTTTATATGGGTAAAACATATGAAGCAAACGTTTTAGGTAAAAGATACTATCTTATGAATATTGGTGAAATACAAATGGCAACTATGGCTGTATCAAGAATATTAAGATTTGGTAATGTTTCAAAAGCACAAGGACCAGATAGCGAAGAAGGACCACGTTCAGAATCAATGCCAACCGAAGAACCAGCAAAAGAAACTCCAGCAGAGGAGGCTTAATACACACTAAGAACAAAGATTTTTAATACTCGAAAAAAAGTCTTATTATCAATTAAATATAGGTTATAACATATCCTATAAATAGATTCGAATATTCGATATATTTATAAACAAAACTTTTATGTCTGAACAAGTTAATAGACAGACTACAATTAAAGATAAAATTCGTGAAGAGTTTATAAAATGTGCCACTGATCCGGTATATTTTATGAAGAAGTACTACATGATTCAGCATCCTCAAAAAGGTAGACAATTATTTGATCTGTATCCTTTTCAAGAGTCAATGATGAAAGTATTTACTGGGGATAAGAATGTAATCATAAATAAATCAAGACAATTAGGTATATCAACATTAGTATCAGCCTATTCATTATGGCTTATGCTATTCCATAAAGATAAAAACGTTCTGGTAATTGCGACTAAGCAAGAGACAGCCAAGAACATGGTTACCAAAGTTAGATTTGCATATGATAATCTACCTGCTTGGTTAAAAATAGGAACAACTGAAGACAATAGATTAAGTCTTAGACTTACTAATGGATCTCAAATTAAGGCTGTATCAGGAGCAAGTGACTCTGCTCGTTCTGAAGCCGTATCTCTTTTAGCAATGGATGAAGCTGCATTTATAGATAATGCAGAAGAACTATTTGGTTCCGCTCAACAAACGTTGGCAACCGGTGGTAAGTGTATTGCTTTATCAACTCCAAATGGTGTTGGTAACTGGTTCCATAAAACATATTCTAGAGCACAAAAGAAAGAAAATAGTTTTGTCCCAGTCTCTCTTCCATGGACTGTTCACCCTGATAGAAATCAAGAGTGGAGAGATCAGCAAGACAAAGATCTTGGATTAAGAATGGCCGCACAAGAGTGTGACTGTGACTTTTCAAGTTCTGGTGCTACGGTAATCATTCCAGATATATTAGCTTGGTATGAAGAAAATATAATATTAGAGCCAATTGAAAGAAGAGGTTTAGATAGATCATTATGGATTTGGGAATATCCTAGTCCAATGAAAACATATCTATTAACGGCTGACGTTGCTCGTGGAGATGGTGGAGACTATTCTGCATTTCATATTATAGATATAGAAACATTGACTCAGGTTGCAGAATTTCAATCTCAATGCGATACAAGAGAGTATGCTAATATAATTATTGCTGCAGCTTCTGAGTATAATAATGCTTTAGTTGCAGTTGAGAATGCTAATATTGGATGGGACGTTTTACAATCATTAATAGAAAGAGGATATAACAATCTTCACTATAGTCATAAATCTGATACTAGTCTAGATGCAGAAAAACATTTAGATAGATTCGATAATTCAAGTACATTAGTTCCAGGATTTACAACATCTACAAAATCAAGACCTCTTATTGTTGAAAGAATGAGAGACTTTGTAGAAACAAAACAAGTTGTAATAAGATCTATTAGATTATTAGAAGAACTAAGAGTATTTATATGGAAAAATAGTAAAGCTCAAGCAATGAGCGGATATAATGATGATCTGGTAATGTCTTTTGCAATTGGCATGTACATGAGAGACTCATCAATAAGATTTAAAAGAAATGCTGAAAGCTTAACATATGCTAGTTTAAATAGTTTTACAAGAACTACTGATAACTCAGCAGTATATAACGCAAGTAGTCATTTAAATAGCAATCCATGGGCAATGGAAGTACAAAATAATGCGGGATCTTCTGTTGAAGATTTATCGTGGTTAATAGGATAAAAAAAGAAAAATGGCAGAAGTACAACAGAATTTATTTTCAACACTACGTAGACTTTTTAGTACAGACGTAATTATTCGTAATGATGGCGGTGGCAATATGCTACGCGTTATGGATACTGATAACATACAAGCAAATGGTGTTATTCAGACAAACTCTATAATCGACCGTTTTCATAGAGTTTATACAACATCTACTGCGTATGGTGTTAATTTAAATCTAGCAATGAACTATCAGTCTGCTAGGGTTCAAATCTATGCAGACTATGATGCTATGGATACAGATGCTATTATCGCATCTGCATTAGATATTATAGCAGATGAGTGTACATTAAAGAATGAACAAGGTCAAGTATTGACAATTAGATCATCTGATGAAAATATTCAAAGACTATTAGAAAATCTATTTTATTCTGTATTAAATATTGAATTTAATCTATGGTCTTGGATTAGAAATATGTGTAAATATGGTGATTTTTATCTTAAGATGGAAATTTCTGAAGAATATGGTGTTTACAATGTAATACCATTCTCTGCATTTAATATAGTTCGTCAAGAGGGTTATAATCCTACTAATCCAAATGAAGTAAGATTTAAATTTGATCCTAATGCTGCATTGGCTTCTACTTCAGGTTACACATCAGCTATGAATAATCAAGATCCTGGTGTATGGTTTGACAACTATGAAATGGCTCACTTTAGATTAATAGGAGACGTTAACTATCTTCCATACGGTAGATCTTATTTAGAACCAGCAAGAAAACTATTTAAACAATACACTCTTATTGAAGATGCGATGCTGATTCATAGAGTTACTCGTGCTCCAGAAAGAAGAACATTCTATGTAAACGTAGGAGCTATTCCTCCAAATGAGGTTGAAAACTATGTACAAAAGATGATTAGTAAGATGAAGAAAACTCCTCTTATTGATCCTCATACTGGAAATTATAACTTAAAATATAACCAACAAAACCTATTAGAAGACTTCTTTATCCCAGTTCGTGGTAATGATACTTCTACAAGAATTGATACTGCGAAAGGTTTAGAGTACAACGCCATTGAAGACGTTCAGTATTTTAGAGAGAAGCTATTTGCTGCGTTAAAGATTCCTAAAGCATTCATGGGATATGAAAAGGATCTTACTGGTAAAGCAACATTGGCAGCAGAAGATATTAGATTTGCTCGTACTATTGAAAGATTGCAAAGAATAATAGTATCTGAACTTAAAAAAATAGCGCTTGTTCATTTATATGCAAATGGTTATACAGATGAATCTATGGCTAATTTTAGCCTTAGTTTAACTAATCCTTCTATTATCTATGATCAAGAAAGGATTGCAATGTTTAAAGAAAAAATAGATCTTGCAACTCAAGCTATAGATGGTCATATTTTACCAAGAGAATACATATGGGAGAATATTTTCCATCTATCTCCAGATTCATTTGGGGAACTTGAAGATATGATTGTACAAGACTTAAAAAATAAATTTAGATACGATCAAATTGAAACTGAAGGAAATGATCCTTTAGAATCAGGTGAAGCATTTGGAACTCCTTCTCAAATTGCTGGTTTATATGGAGGAAAAACAGCATTACATGTACCTCCTGGATATAATGAAAATGATCCAACAGAACCAGTTAAATTACCAGGACGTCCAGAAAAATATAAATCTACATTTAGAACAGACGATAGTGCATTCGGAAGAGATGCTATTGGTAGATACGGAATGAAATCTAATGCAGAAAAAGGCGAAGATTCTTTTAAAAGATCAGAATATAAAGGTGGTCCTTTAAGTTTTGAAAGTACAAAAGCCGTTTATTTTCAAAATAAAGAGAGTCTAGGAAAGATATTTTCAAATAGAAAAATTAATCTTTTTGAAGCAAGTGTTGATGATAATAACTTGCTAGATGAAAGAAACATTAAAGAAGATTTAACCGAATCATAATTAGATATATTTATTAATAGAATCCATTCAAAATATGGCATCAATAAAACATTCAAAATATAGGAATTCAGGAATACTATTTGAGTTGTTAGTTAGACAAACTACAGCTGATTTAGTAGCGAATAGAGATTCCAAAGCAGTAAAAATACTTAAAAAATATTTTGCTAATACTGAATTAGGCAGAGAATATGCACTATATAATAATATAGTAACTAGTCCTAAGCTATCTGAGACAAAAGCAAATATGCTTATTACAACAGTATTAGAACAGTATGCTAAACTTAATAAAGAGGCTATCCAAAAACTTAAATTTAATTTAATTAGAGAAATTAAAGCTAATTATGAAATTAATGAGTTTTTTAAAGCAAAAATAGATAATTACAAAACATATGCATCTATTTTTAACATATTCGAATCTCAAGTACAAAAGAATATTGATGCTAAACAAATCTTCTTAAATAAAGTTGTTATATTAGAACATGTAACAAAATCTAAAATTGAAGACATGCAAGCTCCTAAGAGTATAGTGGAAGACTTGATGAAAGAAGATAAAGAGATTAGATTATTAACATATAAAATACTTGTTGAGAAATTTAACGATAAGTATCAGGGTTTATCAGAAAGACAAAAGTATGTTCTTAAAACGTATATTACCAGCGTATCTGATACAACAAAACTTAATTCTTTTGTAAATACACAACTACAAGAAATTAAAACAGACTTACAAAAACTATCTGCTAAAATCTCAGATCAAGTAATGAAAATCAAACTTGATGAAGTGGTTAAACTAGTTACTCCTATAAAAGAAGGTAGCAGTATAAAAGATGAAACTATTTCTGGATTATTACAGTATATAGATCTTATAGAAGAACTTAAAAAATCACAGAAATGAATTTAGAATCAATGCAATCTATGGTTTATAGACTTCGTGAAGACGAAAATGCTATGAGTACTGGAGAAAATCAAGAGATGCAAGATCTTATTGATAAATTAGTAGATGCTATTATGTCAGGACAAATGACAATAGATCAAGCTAACGCAATGATTGATAGTCCAGTTGATATGGAAGAAATGTCAGTTTCTGGTGGCGGTATGGCTTATAATCCTGGATTAGATGTACCAAAAAAGAAATATGCTGCGCCTTATGCAGAAGATAAAAAAGATAAAGAACCAAAATTAGCCGCTGGTAAGATTAAAAAGAATTACGCAGTAGACAAATTTGGTTTTACTCCAGCTCCTTCAATTCCAAATAGACCATCTACTGGCGGAATGCAATACAAAGCTCTTTGGGCAGAAAAGCAAGAAGAATTGAAAGAAGGCTATATGTCATTTAAAAAAGAAGCAATGCTTAGAAATAAATCGCAACAATACCATGAAGGTGTTAAGATTGTGAGAAAAAATCTAAAAGACATAGCAAAAATGACAGAGTATTTAAGTAAATTAAAAGAAGAGCTTAATACTGATGGTGAAATCAAAGAAATGAAATCAACATTAAAAGGAGTACATGAGATAATAAATCACATTAAAGAGATTTATTCAAATTGCAAAAAAATAAAATAGTATAAATGGCAACAAAAACAAGTTCTAATCAATCAGCTAAAGTTACATTTGGAGTAAAGAAAAAAGGTAAGGCGAAAAAATCATATAATAAGCACGTCAAAAGACCAAAGAAATACAGAGGACAAGGCAGATAATTAAAAACAACTATAAAATAATATAAAGATGACAATAGCAAATCTATTTGCAAAGCATAAAGCTGGAGAAATTTCTAAAGAGAAATTTTTATATGAAGCTCGTAAAGATTCTAATCTACCATGGATTACTAATCTGACTTCATACACTGATGCTGTTAGTATTTTAAAAAATAAAGGCGTTATAAAAGAAGCAGTAGTAGAAAATAAAAATACTGATACTTTTGATTTAAACGCATCTACTGGGTTCTTAACTGAGCAAAAAGATTTTCATCTTGAAATTGATAGACTAAATCCTATATTAGTAAATAAAGCTATCAATTCTGAGCTAGAAAAACTTGATAAAATAGATGCAGAGTCTTATCAAAATACAGTCAAGAAAGTAGTTAAAAAGCTACAGAAAGATCCACGTGCGTATGATGATGTAGTAGTATCTAATGCTAAAGAAGTAGATAAAGCAGATGAGAAGCTTAAAATGGCTCCAATCAAAGACAATAACTTTAAAGATGAGCAAAATCAGATGAAAAAAGTTAAAGGTGTTGAAGTTGCAAAAGCTAATGTAAAGGCTACAAAAAAAGAAAATAAAAAAGGAAAACCCAAAGGCGTAAAAGAAATGCAAAGCGTTGCAAAAAACCAAAAAGGTTTAGCAATTATGGAGTCTCTTTTATCATTTGTGTTTAAAAAAAAACTAAATGAGGATGTGCATCATAGTTATGCCGTTGGTCAGCAAATAAAAACTCCTGAAGGTGAAGGCATACTTGATGGTATTGTTGGCGATACTCTATCTGTAAAATTTGAAAATGGTAATATTAAAGATTATCAACTTAATATGATAGAGCGTTTAAAAGAAATGGATAAACAACCCGATATCGCTCCAGAAATAGTAAAACATGAACCTGAAGTAACAGAAGCTAAAGATAAAAAAGATGCTATTATTAAAAAAATAATGGAGCTTCTTAAAAAGAAAAAGAACATTAAAAAAGAAGTTACAATAGTGGGTCCTATGACACCTCCGGGAGAAGCACAGGCTATAGCTAAAGGTGAAAAAACAGATGTAAAAACTGTTCAAGCTGCAATGGTCCAAGCTAAACAAACAAACCAACCTGTACGAGTAGCTGAATCTAAAAAATAATTAAAAAAGCTTTTAAAAAAGCGAAACAATAGACATTTAATATGAGCAAACAATTACTTGTAGAATATTCAATATTTAAACCTACGCAATCCTTAAAAGAAGGAGTTCATGGTTCTAATGGAACTATAATGGTTGTTGGTAAATTATCGTCTGCTGATATTCCAAATGCTAACAGAAGAGTCTATCCATTTGATATTTTAATGGAGCAATCTAAAAAATATGCTGATGGTCCTATTAGAGAACGTAGAGCATACGGTGAATTAGACCATCCAGAATCTTCTATAATTAATTTAAAAAATGTAAGTCATAATATTGTAGATATTTGGTGGGAAGGAAAAGATCTTTATGGTAAAGTAGAAATATTACCTACACCATCTGGAGATATTCTAAAAAAACTATTTGAAAATAATCTATCTGTAGGTATATCATCAAGAGCTATGGGATCAGTAACTCAGATAGGAGAAGGTCTAGTTCAAGTAGAAGATGATTTAGACATTATATGTTGGGACTTTGTTTCTACTCCTTCAAACTTTGGAAGCTATATGAGACCAGAAGGAAAAGCAGGATTAAAAGAGTCAATATCTTACGAAAAAGAAGTTGATCGATACGCAAAAGCTCACATGATGATTCGAGATTTAATCTGTTCTCAATCGGGAATTTGTTGCATAAATTAATAAAAAAATAAAAATATACGCTTTTATAGCGTATTTTTTTTGTAAAAAATTGATTTGTAGAAAAATGTATATATTTATGATCAGATGTGCTATTTTCTAATATAGCGCTATATACAAAATTCTAAATATTGCCTCTCTCAAATCTAATAGGCAATTACAATCCAAAAAAACTAATTAAAAAAAGTATGGAAAACATTTACCAACAAGCGGTACTTGATGCTAAAGCTGTACGTGCTAGTGCAATGGCCAATGCAAAAGCTACAATTCAGGAAGCATTCGAACCAAAAATTAAAGCAATGTTGAAAAAACACATTGTAGAATCTGAAGAAGATCTAGATGAAGAATACGGCAGTAAACATGAAATGGCTTATGATGAAGCTAAAGAAATGGAAGAAGCTGAATACATGGATACTTCAAAAATGAATGTTGCAGATGACGGCTCTTCAATGGATGACATGCCAATGGAAGAAGAAATGTTAGACGAAACTGCACTTGATGAAATCTTAGCAGAACTAGAAGCAATGACTGAAGAAGAAGTAGAAGATGAAGAAGAGATGGAAAACGATCTTGAAGACATGAGCATACAAGAAATGTATGACGTAGGCGGACTAGAAGAAGCTGAAGAAGACGAAGAGGAAGCTGAAGAAGAAGAATCAGAAGACGAAGAGTCTGAAGAGGAAGAAGAATCAGAAGAAATGGAAGACGAAGAATCTAATGAAGAAACTAAAGTTGTAGACATCACTCTTGGAGATCTTGTTGATGCAATTAAAGCAGCAATGGGCAGTCAATCAGCAATGTCTGACATGGAAGCTTCTGAAGATGATAGCATTTCACTTGACGAAATCTTAGCTGAATTAGATGAAGAAGAGAAAATGGAAGAAGCTGATGATTATATGGAAGAAAAGAAAAAAGACGATCATTCAATGGAAGAAGCTAAAAAAGAACTTGAAAAAGCTAAAAAAGCTATTGAAGAAATGAGAGCTGAGCTTAATGAAGTTAATCTTTTGAATGCAAAACTTCTTTACGTTAATAAAATCTTCAAATCAAAATCTCTTACAGAATCACAAAAAGTAAAAGTATTGAACGCTTTTGACAGAGCAACAAATGTTAAAGAAGTTAAAAATGTATATGCTACAATTAACGAATCAGTAACAGCAGCTCCTAAAACGCAAATAAAAGAATCTTACGGTTTTGCATCTAAGCCAACTGGATACTCTCAAAAAACAAACACAGTAGAGTCTGATCCATTTATCGCAAGAATGCAAAAACTAGCAGGACTTTAATCTAAACAAAATTATAAAAACTAAAAACAAAAAACAAACAAAATGAATCTAGTAAATTCCCTTTTACAAGAATCTGCTCAGAACGCGTATACGTCGACTCTGACAGTTGCTCAACGCCTAGTTAAAAAATGGGGCAAATCAGGTCTTTTGAAGAACTTGAACGAGCATGATGCAAGAAACATGGCAATGATTCTTGAAAACCAATCTAAGCAATTAGTAACTGAATCTTCAGCTTCTACAGGTGGTGTTAGCAATGGCGCAACTTTCCAAGCTGGTAACGGTGAACAATGGGCTGGTGTAGCTTTACCATTGGTTCGTAAGATCTTTGGTCAATTGGCTTCTAAAGAATTCGTAAGTGTTCAACCAATGAACTTACCTGCTGGTCTAGTATTCTATCTAGATTTCCAATATGGTACTACAAACCCTGAAGGTTTTACTGCTGGTAATTCTTTATATGGTAACAGAACTGGTACTAGTTTTAGTAATAGCACTGAAGGCGGTCTTTATGGCGCTGGTAAATTTGGTTATTCTTTGAACGTATTTAGCGGATCAGGTACAGGTACTGTTACTTCTGGATCTATGTTAAATCTTGAGTTTGACACTACTTACTCTGCATCAGTTGCTGCTCAGCAAATTAAAGCAATTGCTGTACCAACATCATCAATACCTAATTTTAACACACTTGGAATTAGAGCTTTCTCTATTACATCTGGATCTACTGTAGGAACTCAAAACACTATTGCTCAAGCTACAGCTTTAGTTGGCGGTGATATCGTATTCTATGTATCTGGTTCAAGTACTGCTATTCCTAATGGTGGAACTTATGTAATCAACTACAACAAAGCTACTGATTTCAACAAAATGGGTGACTTTGAAGATCGTACTGTTACTCAAGGCGTGTCTGTACCTAATGCTTACTCACCATCTTCAATCGCTATCCCAGAGGTTAACGTACAAATGGTAAGTCAAACTATTTCTGCTAAAACACGTAAGTTGAAAGCACAATGGACTCCAGAATTTGCACAAGATCTTAATGCTTACCATTCTTTGGATGCTGAAGCTGAATTGACTGGTATTCTTTCTGAGTACATCACTCTTGAAATTGATCTTGAAGTATTGGATATGTTAATTCAATCAGCTCCAACAAGAGATTTCTGGTCTGCTAAAGTAGGTGAGCAAATCAATAGCACTGGTACTGCATTTACTTCTAACACTTCTGGTGTTTATTACACTCAAATGAGCTGGTTCCAAACTATCGGTATTAAGCTTCAAAAATTATCTAACGTTATTCACCAGAAAACAATGCGTGGTGGTGCTAACTTTATGGTAGTTTCTCCAGCTGTTGCAACAATTCTTGAATCAATCCCAGGATTTGCAGCTGATACTGACGGTGCAGCAGATACAATGAAATATGCATTTGGTGTTCAAAAAGTAGGTGCTTTGAATAGCCGTTACAAAGTTTATAAGAATCCTTATATGACTGAGAACGTTATCTTGATGGGTTTCCGTGGTAATCAATTCTTGGAGTCTGGTGCTGTATATGCTCCTTACGTTCCATTGATCATGACTCCTCTAGTGTACGATCCAAATACATTTACACCAAGAAAAGGTATCATGACTCGTTACGCGATGACTATGGTTCGTCCAGAATTCTACGCTAACTTGTTTATATCTGATTTGCAAAT